CCTTCGCATCATCGGCGGGATGTTATCGAGGATCTTCTGGACATTAATGTATTCTCTAAAATGAATCAGATCCTAAAAGAAAAGCAAAGTTTATTGAAGGATAATCTTAAGGATGTTGATTACGATTTAGAGTTAGCTAAAGATAAAATTAACTTACAACAGAATTATATTAAAGAAGTTGAAGGTCTTGCTGATACAGAAGTTGAGTCTAAGACTGATGAGATAGATGATGCTCGTACTGAGATAGAAACATTTCAATCTGAAAATAATAAACTTACTCAATCAATAGAAAGACGGTCAAGAGGTTTACAAGAAAAGATTAAAGATCGTCATGACAAAAAACAATCTCTATTACAATATAAAGCTGATTTTGATTCTAAGATAAAAACGCTTGTAAAAGAATCTAAGTTTTATGAGAAGCATGATAATTGCCCAACATGTGAGCAAGAGATCTCATCAGAACTTAAGAGAGAAAAACTGCAGACTGCTAAAGATAAGGCTGCAATATATCAAGATACTCTTATAGATCTGGCTGATGAGGCTGAAGCAGTACAAATAGATCTTACTGATTTAGATAATAGATCGGCTGAGATAAGAGATAAAACATCTTCTGTTGCAAATAATAATAATGTAATAGATAGTTTGCAAAAACGTATTAATGTATTATCAAATCAGATCGATAAGATTAAAGGTACTGATGGTGATACAGCAAAGGCAAGAGAAGAACTAGCTAAGTTACAAGAACAACGTGAAGCACACTTTGAAAATAAATTACGTATCAATGAAGATGTAACTTATAATACAGTTATTCTTGAGATGCTAAAAGATACCGGTATTAAGACAAAGATTATTAAACAATACTTACCGGTTATCAATCAACTTACAAATCAGTATTTACAGATTCTAGATTTCTTTGTACATTTTAATCTTGATGAAAGTTTTACTGAAACTATTCGGTCTCGTCATCGTGATAACTTTTCTTATGATTCGTTTTCAGAAGGTGAGAAGCAAAGAATAGATTTGGCTTTATTATTTACTTGGCGTCAGATTGCCAAGATGAAAAATTCAGTAGCTACTAACTTACTCATACTTGATGAGACATTTGATTCTTCACTGGATCATGATGGTGTTGGTAATCTAATGAAAATAATTTATGCGTTTGGCGAAGACACTAATGTATTCGTTATATCACATAAAGGTGAAATCCTTGATGATAAGTTTCAATCTAAGATGGAATTTATTAAAGATAAAAACTTCAGCAAGGTAAAATAGTGGTGTACAAACACTTAAAAATATCGTATAATAGTATTCTAAATTGGAGTATATCATGGAACTAAGTGAAAATACCCTGCAGATTCTTAAGAACTATGCAGGTATTAATTCTAACATTGTTTTCAACGAAGGCAATAATATTCAGACTATTTCTGAAGCGAAGAACGTTTTATCAGCAGCAAGTACAGTTGAAGACTTTCCTCAAAACTTCGGGATCTATGACTTAAATGAATTTTTAAATGTCCTAGGTCTTGTTGATGTACCTAATCTATCTTTCGAGAAAGATTATGTACTCATTAGTGATTCATCTGGCCGGTCAAAAGTTAAGTATTTCTTTTCTGATCCGGACATGTTGACATCACCATCTAAAAAGATTGTCATGCCTCAGTGCGAAGTACAATTTACTTTAGATGCTAACACACTGAGTCGTATTAAACGTGCCGCGGCGGCTCTTGGTCATGATGAAGTATCAATTGTACCAGGTAATGGTGCTCTTACTTTATCAGTCGTTGATAGTAAAAATGCTACGTCAAATACATTTTCTATCGATATAGCCGGTGACTTTCCTGAAGATCCTTTTAACTTTGTTATAAGTATCTCTAATCTTAAGATTATACCAGGTGATTACCACGTGGCAATTTCGTCTAAACTCATCTCAGAGTTTTCTAATAATGAACTAGGTGTATCCTATTGGATTGCTCTAGAAAAATCCTCAACATATGGAGAATAAAATGGCTAAAGATACAAAAGCCGAAAATATGGTTTCTGCACCTGCACCAGATGGTGCTCCAGGAACCCCTATAGATCACGATCAGATCTATCAGGTATCAACACAAATGGGTCGTTCTATGATTGCGGTCATTGACGCCGTCGCACAACGTGGTGGATTCCGCGGAGAAGAGTTATCTACAATCGGTCAGTTACGCGATCAATGTGTGAAAGCTATTTCTCTTGGCGAAAACTACGAGGCTCAAAAATAATTTTACAAACCTCCCCTTTTATTGTATAATGTATTTCTTGAACGAGGTTTATAATGTCAGATTTTTTATGGGTCGAAAAATATCGGCCAAAAACAATTGCGGATTGTACTCTTCCGCAAACACTCAAACAACAGTTCCATGATGTTGTGGCCACCGGTGAATTGCCTAATATGCTTTTCACCGGTACAGCCGGTCTTGGTAAAACAACTGTTGCTAAATCCCTTTGTAATGAACTGGATCTAGATTATATCTTGATTAACGGTTCTGAAGAAGGCAATATTGATACCTTACGAGGTAAGATAAAACAATTCGCATCATCGGTTTCATTACAAGGTGGATATAAAGTCGTTATCCTTGATGAAGCTGATTATCTAAATGCACAATCGACTCAGCCTGCTCTTCGTGGATTCATTGAAGAGTTTGCTAATAATTGTCGGTTTATTCTCACTTGTAACTTTAAAAATAAAATCATCGACCCACTTCATTCTCGTTGCGGTGTCTATGAGTTTAACACAAGCAAGAAAGATTTACCTAATCTTGCACAAGACTTCTATTCCCGGCTTTTATATATACTAGATAAAGAAGGTATAAAGCACGACGATAAAACGCCTGTTGATCTTGTGATGAAATACGCACCTGATTGGAGAAGAGTATTAAATGAAAGCCAAAGACATAGTACAAGCGGCATGCTTGTTGTATCTAATACAAGAGGCACTAACAATTCTTTCTCTGATCTAGCAAAATTTCTTAAAGATAAAGACTTTAAGAATATGCGCCATTGGGTCGTTAATAGTATGGATATAGATGCAACCGCTATCTTTCGTGGAATATACGATTCTATGAATGATTATGTTGTACCTCAATCTATTCCACAACTTGTTTTGATTCTTGCTGACTATCAATATAAAAATGCCTTTGTGGCAGACCATGAACTAAATGTCGTAGCATGTATGACTGAGATCATGGCAAACGTGGAGTTTAAGTAATGAAAGAATTTTTATTAGTTGTCTCAATGTGGGGCAATACAGGTACTGAATGGCAATATATGGGAAATCAATATATAATGCAACAGTTATTTACTAAAGAACAATGTGAGATAATTGCTTCTAAAAAGAATTGGAAGCAAGTTGTTAAAAATAAATATTATGCTGTACAATTCGATTGTTTTCATAAGGATAAAAATAAATGAGAAAAGTATTAAGTAAAATACCAGAGTTTTGTATGAGCCATTGGTTACTACGTATACCTATTGCAATTGTATTCTTACAACAAGGCATGAGCAAATTACCATTTAGTGTAGAAGATGCCGAGTCTTGGGGATTACCTGCATTAGTATGGTGGTTTGTCGTCTACGGTGAGATAGGTGCAGGCATAGGTTTATTAGTTAGTGGTCTTTTAGTTTCTAAAATAGCAGGTGATTATATCTGGGATTTTTGGATTCAAGATATAGGAGACCTACTAACAAGATTCTCTGGTATTACAATATGTTGTATTGCTACTGGAGTTATATGGATAGGACAGCCTACAAGTTTATTAGATGTTATATTATATGATAACTTGCACGTATTCTTATGGGTAGGCGGATTATTCTTTGCATTAAGAGGAAGCAGAACATGAACGATGGACCTTTTACACAAGCTATTAATTCAGATAAAACTGATGTAATCAAAGAAGAGTATATTGTATATAGAAAAAAAGGTGATTGCATTATAAAAGAACGTTATGCTCGTACGCATTATAGAAATGATTATCACGATACATCAACAGTAGAACCATTGGTAAAAATATAATGAAACTCAAATCACTTGTGTTATTTACTAAAGATTCGTGTTATTATTGTCATATGTTAAAAGAAAAACTAGACGAGTGGAACATAGATTATACTGTTTTGCATAATCATCCATTACCTAATGACCATAAAACATATCCACAATTATATTATCGAGACCATGATGTTCAACAAGGTAATTCAGTAGATTTAACAGAAGATGTATTATGGGACAGAATAAGATCATTAGAATGGACAAGTCAAGACAGTGGGGTTGAAGGTGGATTTTGAATCATTTTGATTATTTAAATAGTATCAATCTAACTAAAAAAGATATTATGATTGATGACGACTGTGAAAAAGCATATAACTCGTTTATGGTAAACAGAGGTTTATCTTACTTTCAAGATACAGTTATCATTGCTAATGAAATGAATAGACACCACCAGATTGACAGCAAGCTACAATATCAATTTCTTATAAATATGATCAGGAAACGAAAAAGGTTTTCTAAGTGGGCTAAAGCTCAAAAAGAAAGTGATATTGATGCTGTCAAGGAATATTATGGGTATAGTAATGAGAAAGCCCGTCAAGCCCTGACACTTCTATCGCCTGACCAAATAACAATAATAAAAAACAAGGTGAGTAAAGGTGGAAGAAGAAGATAAAACGGTAATATGGAATCCAACTGATATGTTGGAAATTACCTTAAATGAACCAGATGACTTCCTAAAAGTCCGTGAAACATTAACACGTATTGGTGTAGCTTCACGTAAAGAAAAAAAATTATTTCAATCCTGTCATATTCTACACAAACAAGGCCGGTATTTTATCGTGCATTTCAAAGAGTTGTTTCTACTTGATAGTAAGAAAGCAAACTTAGAAGAGACAGACATTGAACGTAGGAATACGATAGCGACATTGCTTAGTGATTGGGGACTAGTAACAGTACTAAACGGTACCGATCTTAAATGCGCGCCACTTCGTCAGATAAAAATTATTTCTTATAAAGATAAGAATAATTGGGAATTATTACCTAAGTATAACATAGGTAATAAATAACGGCTATACCATAAGGTTATAGCTACATTATATAAATAAGGTTGTGATGCGGAATACTCCGGTCACATTCAATCTTGCTTGATCAAAAGGAGATAACAATGACAGGCTTACACACACTATTTCCCCGTTCCTCATTCGTTGGCTTTGACCATCTATTCAATGAACTTGAATGGACAGCTAAACACGCGAATGATCATTATCCACCTCATAACATTATTAAGACTGGTGAATCAGATTATCTTATAGAATTAGCAATTGCTGGATTCTCACAAGATGAATTATCTGTAGAGGTTAAGGATCGTACATTAACAGTAGCGGGCGATCATAAGTCAAAAGGTCGTGAGTTTATTCATCGTGGTATTTCTACCAAGAAGTTTAAGCGTACGTTCAGGCTGTCTGAGCACGTACAAGTGCACGGAGCAGATATTCAGGATGGTATACTTGCAATTGAACTGAAGTATGTCATTCCAGAAGAAATGCGTCCTCGTAAGATTAATATAGGTCAAAACGAGGAATCATCAAATGACACAACACATACTAGTACTAAGCAATTACTTACGGAATCCGATTGAAGGATTAGTAGGTTTACTAAAAAATTGGAACGCTGGTTACCAACGAAATAAAAAAGTAAGGCAAACAATTAGAGAGCTAAGTGCTCTTTCAACTGCTGAACTTAATGACATTGGAATAGGCCGATGTGATATATACGCCGTAGCAAACGGACATCGCGACCATAAAAGAGCTGCTGAAGTAAACAGCAACTTAGGAGGTTGGGTATGACTGAAGCTATAATGAGATATACATTCGCACCTTTATCTGGTTTTTGGG